AATCGCGGGTTCTCTGTCTGCGAGTGCTCTTCCTGTTATAGCCCTTCTGGGAGGCAGGCTGTCTGAAGCCTCAGTGGCTTTGGCGGCTGACATAGTAGCTTCTCCTGATGGTACGCTAACCCTTGAGTCAGCCCTCGCCTTCTCGCAGACAGCACTTGCTGCTGTCGTTGGTAACGCTACTCTTGTCGCTTCAATGGCTGCCCCCGCAGATATAGCAGCGCTGGTTACCAGCCGTCTGCTACTCGATGCCGCAATGGCGTCAGCATCAACAGTCACGACCATCCTACAAGGTGGACGACTGTTTGAAACATCTCTAAACGAATCTGTGCTTGCTAGTGAGGTTGCTTCAACCCAAGCGCTGCTAGATGCAGCACTGGTCGCAACAGCAGACAGCGGAGTCTCCGTAACAGGTGGACTTGCTTTGGATGGTTTCTTAAACGAAACCGCCACAGTCACAGACCTTCTGACATCAGCCTTGTTTCTCGAATATGTCCTGGCTGACGGTCGAACTTACGTCGTTTCTGCACTCGTGACGCACTCACTCGCAGAAGACAGGACACTCATTGTGTCTGAGCCACAGGCTCATTCTCTTATCAACGCAGACCGCACTTATTTGGTGCCTGCACCGGCATCATTCATTCAGAATGAAACCAAGTAATAACTGGAGTTTATACTTTGAACGAAAACTATAAAGCTGACAACGGCGCAAGCGTCTCAGCCAACATGCAATCCAAAGGCGGCCTCGTTGAGTCTGTCAAAGCTACCCATATGTGGCACGTTGAGTGCATAGCACCTGACGGGTCTCTGAAATGGGAAACCGAATACAAGAACTTGGTCACAGACGAAGGCCTTGACCTGATCCTCACCGAGTACTGGAAGGGTTCCGGCTATACCGCCGCACATTATGTTGCGTTGACCGACGGCACCCCTACGGTTGCGGCTGGCGACACAATGGCAAGCCACGCAGGTTGGGTTGAGGTGACGGCTTACTCTGAAGGCACACGCGAAATTCTTACGCTGGGTACTGTCTCAGGTGAAAGCGTAAACAACAGCGCAAGCAAAGCCAGCTTCGCTATCAACGCTAACAGCACTACTATCGGTGGTGCAGTGATCACGACTAACAGCACCAAGGGCGGTTCTACTGGAACTCTCGTAGCTGGTGGTGCCTTTAGTGTTGGTGATAAGTCTGCTGACTCAGGCGACACCCTGAACGTGACTGTTACGCTCAGCATGACCTCAAGCTAATGGCTAGTCGTCGCCCCTTTTTCCTGAAGGATAAGGACGACAACCGCATCGACATCTCCATCGACTGGTCTGAGTTTTTAGACGTTGACGAAGTAGTGACTTCTGTCTGGACTATCACTCCAGCTCTGGAGCTTGTCGAAGTGGCGTCCTCCTTTGTAGGAAATGTATGTACAGTTTTCCTTGATAATGGCGAGGCCGGAACGAACTATGTAGTGACCAATACGATCACGACAACTCAACCGCGAGATGTTCAACGATCAGTAACCGTCGCTGTGCGCGAACTATAGAGCTAGGAGGCTTTATGAATGCAAAACAAACTATCATGAAGCCGCCCTACGCTAACACTGAGGACATCAATGCAATATCTGAAAAGTTTATGCAAGACGTTCTCGACGGAACACTGGTCGAATGTCAATGGGTTATCAAGTGCGTCAAACGAGCCGTAAGTCTCAGGAAGAACTCTGAAGCCAACGGTCACTACTACGATCCTGTATCAGCAGCAAAACCTGTGCTATTCGCTCGGTGGTGCAGACACTTAAAAGGTCCGTTGGCTAACGAGCCGATCTATCTTGAACCTTGGCAGTGTTTTATCATCTGTGAGATCTATGGATGGAAGAGTGTCGAGACTGGGCTTCGGATTGTCCGGTCTGTCTATATTGAAGTTCCCCGAAAGTCTGGTAAGTCTACGCTGTTGTCTGTACTTGGTATCTACCATCTACTAGCAGACAACGAGGTGTCGCCAGAAGTTTACTCGGCAGCTACAACACGAGACCAGGCAAAGATTGTCTGGGGTGATGCACTCCAGATTGTTAAGCGTTCGCCAAACTTGGCAAAGCGCCTTCAGACTTGGAAGACATCAATAACCGACGAGGCGAACAACGGTAAGTTTATTCCATTGAGCGCTGACGCAGCCACGCTAGAAGGCCTTAATCCGTCCTTCAGTGTTGTTGACGAGCTCCACGTTCACAAGACACCAGAGGTGTTCGACGTTCTGTCTGTGGCCTCTGGTGCTCGTGAGCAGCCCATCCTTTTTGGAATTTCAACCGCAGGAACAGACAAAGAAGGTATCTGCTACAACCAACGTACATACCTGACAAAGGTTCTGGACGGACACGTAGAGGACTTTACCTTTTTTGGTTGTATTTGGACAATTGACGAAGGCGATGACTGGCGTGACGTTAAGGCTTGGCAAAAGGCTAACCCAAACTATGGGGTGTCTGTTCGCCCAGACGACCTTGATCGTCTTGCAAAGCAAGCTGGTGAATCACCCAGTGCCGAAACAAACTTTAGAACTAAACGTCTTAACGAGTGGCGCAACGCGACAGCCGCTTGGATACTGACCAGCGACTGGGAGTCGTGTGACAAAGTAAGGCCCCCGCTAGAATTTTGGGAGGGGAAGCCCTGCTACATAGGCTTAGACCTAGCCAGTGTTTCTGACTTTGCGTGCCGAGAGCTGATCTTTGGTGGCGACAACGGCGAGGTGTACTCGTACCTCACGTCTTATCTTCCCTTTGACACTGTAATGGACAAGGCCGGACACATGGGCTCTCAGTATCGACAGTGGATGGACAACGGTTCACTGGTCGCTACGGATGGTAACGTAACAGACCTCAGCTATATAAAGAACCACCTTTTGGAGGACTGCGAGCGCTTTGATGTCCGAGAGATTGCTTACGACCCGTACGGTGCCACTGAGCTGAGTGCAGCCCTGATAGACGAGGGTCTTCCGATGATAAAAGTAGGCCAGTCAATAATGTCACTAACCGACGGAGCCAAAGAGCTTGAGCGTCTTATAAAGTCAAAAAAGCTGGTCCACGGTGGTGACCCTGTTCTGTCTTGGATGATATCAAACTGTGTGATCTACGTTGATCCCAACGACAACATCAAAGTTAAGAAAGAAACCTATGAAAACAAAATTGACGGCGTTATCGCACTAATAATGGCGCTATCACGCTACATGGTCAGCGGGGGAAACATACCTGCGCCCCGCATAAGGACACTATAATGACAGAATGGTATACACAGACCGGAGTGGTCGAGAACCAAAAGCTTGACATAAACTCCCCAGAGTTCCGGCAGATGCTGGCCTCTGGTACAAACTCCTCCACAAGGGTATCTCCAGAAAACGCAATACGGATCTCTACAGTATACGCCTGCACAAAGGTAATCTCGGAGACCATCGCCTCGCTTCCTATTGATCTTTTTGAACTGGAAGCAGCGACAGGGTCTCGTACAAAGCTAGTGGGTGACCCGCTATACAGCCTGCTCAAGCGAAGGCCTAACGACTGGCAGACGCCTTTCGAGTGGAAACAGCAGCAGGTAGTCTCTCTTTGTCTTCGTGGTAACTCGTACAACTATATAGTACGCTCAGCTGATGGTCGTCCCTCGATGCTTGTGCCTTTGCCGCCAGACGCTTGTAGCATCAATGTGACTGCACAGAACCAGATCAACTACAGAGTAACTGTGGGCCTGTCTGGCAAAGAACAGGTGATCATCGTTGGCCCTGACGACATCCTGCACCTACGCACAATGTCGATGGACGGAATCAACGGCATGTCACCTGTTGACTACAACGCCAAGCTGCTAAGTCACGCAGACGTTGCACAGACACACGCAAAGAAGGTATTTGACAACGACGCGACCCCACGCGGAGTATTAGAGACGGACGGTCAGCTGAAAGACGACCAATACGCAAACCTAAAAGAGTCTTGGGAGTCTGCACACGGTGGGGTGTCAAACTCAAGCCGCGTGGCCTTGCTGGAGGCTGGTCTACGGTACAAGCCAATACAGATGTCTGCCGGCGACCTACAGTTGCTAGAGACGCGACGGTTTACCCGACAGGAAATCTGCGGGATGTACCGAGTACCACCACACATGATAATGGACCTTGAGAGAAGCACCAACAACAACATCGAGCACCAGTCCGTAGACTTCTACAAGTCAACAATCTGGCCTTGGCTTACCAATATTGAAACCAGACTTGATGTGTCACTTCTTCCGCGAAGAACAAAGCGAGAGTTTAAGTTTGACGTAACAGAGCTCGTGCGTGGTGACCTAGACTCAGAGTCTGTATACCTAGACCGCATGATCAAAGCGACAGTCCTGAACGCGAACGAGGCCAGAGCTAGACTTGGTCTAAACCCGCGAGAAGGTGGCGACGAATACGCGACTGACACAAACAACATGACCTTTGGCGACAAGCCAACCACCGGAGAAACTGATGATGCTGAACAAAGTGTTCAACCTCCAAATCAAAGCGACTGATGAGCGGAAGTTCACAGGATACGCCAGTACATTTGGAAACAAAGACAGAGTCGGTGACATAGTAATGCCGGGGGCATTCGAGAAGTCGCTAGACAAACACAAAGCCGCTGGCTCTATGCCTAGCTTGCTTTTACACCACGACACCAAACGGCCTATCGGAGTTTGGGAGTCTATGACTGAAGACTCAAAAGGTCTTCTTGGTGAAGCACGCCTAACAGCAGGGGTACGTGACGCAGACGAAGCGTACGCCCTACTTAAAGATGGAGCGCTGCACTCGCTTTCTATTGGCTACATGATCGTTAATGAAGAGTACAGCAAGTCCGACGAAGCAAATCTACTGAACGAGGTTGATCTTAGAGAGACCAGTTTGGTGACCATACCCGCAAACGCTGAAGCAGTAATCACAGCAGTGAAAGATGCTGACGGCGTACCAGACGTACGAGAGTTGGAACACGTACTGCGCGATGCAGGACTTTCCAGGCGCGAGGCCAAAGCGCTCTTGTCAAAGGGTATCCACGCCATAACTCCTATGGCTGACGACGACAACGCCGCACTTATTAAAGAGTTGCGGTCCATGACAAACTCAATACTAAATGGTAAAACATAATGAACGACGAATTAAAAGATGCCCTCCAGGGTATGCAGAAAGCGCTAGAAGAGAAGACTGGTAAAAAGGCAGAAGAGCTTGAAGCTAGTGTTAAAACTTTGGTTGAAGTTATCGAAAATGGTAGCGTCGAAACCGCCTCAGCTAAAGCAGAGATTGCTGAGCTGAAGACGGCTATCGAGGACCTTGAAGCAAAGCAAAGCGCTCCGTTTGTCCATACGGACAGCAAAGCAGAATCAAACGAGCTACGCCGTAAGGAAGCCGCTGTGTTCGAGACCTTTATTAAAGAAGGGTCCGAGTCTGCCCAGACTAAGGCAGCAGGCGACGACATCCAAATCAGCGTAGACGCGCAAGGTGGTTTTGCTTTGCCTGAGGAGCTGATGCAAAGCATTCTTGCTGTGCAGCATGAGCGCTCACCAATGCGCCAAGTCTGTGACGTAAGGACGGCCAGCACAACTGACATCAAGCAGCTGATCTCGATTGGCGATGCTGCTAGTGGCTGGGTTGGTGAAACCGACGCACGCACCGCGACCACTGTACCTGTGCTTGCTCAGCGCACTGCGACCTTCGGTGAAGTGTACGCAATGCCCCGAGCCTATCAGCACGCATTGGACGACGCCTTCTTTGACGTCAGCAGCTGGCTGGCAGAAGAGGTGGGTCGTCAATTCGCAGAAGCCGAGGGAACCGCCTACTTGACTGGTGATGGCACCAACAAACCGACTGGTATCTTGAACGGACTTACCGCTGGGGCTGACGCTGCTCGTGACAACTCCACTGGCGCATTCCAGGTTATTGACTCTGGTGTTTCTGGTGCACTCGGTGCAACCGCTACGGATATGGTTGACTTTCTGCGAACGGTCCCGAGCTCACTGGTTAGCACTGTGCTTCCCGGGTGTCGGTGGATGATGAACCGC